TCTTCTTCGTAATAAATTTCCTCGTAAGGTTCTTCATAGATTTCAACGAACTCATCGTATTCATCCATCTGCAAATCAAGATCATCCCAATCAGTTAAAGCAGAATCTTCCCAAACAATTAAGCCCTCGTCATCAAAAGAAACCTCTGTGCCATACCAATCATCTACCTGTTCCTGACCAAACTCTTCCAAATCAATTTCGTACCACTCTGCATCTGTAAACTCCATGTTGGCATAAGGATCATCGTCCCAAACTTCTTCGTAGCCTACAGTTCCTAAACTTTCATCTTCGTAAACAAAATATTCTTCTTCGTAATAATCAAATTCCTCATAGCCATAGTCGTACTGTTCTTCGACAAAATAGGCAGCCGATTGTTCAAACAAGTAACCGGGACAAGAAGGAGAAAACTGAGGGTCGTCATCGCATTCACTATCAAACAGTGCGTTAGCGTAGCCAACACAATTTACCGAATAGAAAATATCCAGATTGCATTGTTGCAATAAATAAGCAGCAGGATAGCCAGTACACTCGTCATCGTATAAAGCACTTAAATCACACTGTTGATTAAAATAAGCTACGGCATAACCAGAACAGTTGACTGAAGTTAAAGGGATTGTTGCACACAGCGATTGATTCGTGCCATCCCCATACAAAGAGCCACCACCTTCCAGTAAAGTATTCACCGCATTACTGCTGGAGTTCCAGTCGTAGCTAACACAGGTTCCAGATACATTGGTAGTGCCTGTATTGCACTCATCAAAGAAATGGTAGGTATAAATCTGTGAGGTGCTGCCCTGTTCTCCAATTAACACATCGTGGCTAATAATGTCCAGTTCGCCATAACGAAACTCATAAGTATTATTAGGATACAACCAGACTTCTAAGCTGTTGTCAGAATTAGCACGATTATATTCCCGCATCTTATACCAACCAAAAATGGTGTAATCATCAAAGGCTTTGGCTTTCATAGCTGAACCACCATCTTTTATCAGGTCAGTCCAGAATGGAAATAAAGTATTGGTGTATTGAGGCAGTGGATCAGGGGTGTAATCCCCACAATAACTGCCTGTCAGGTTAAAGTGCAAACAGCCATTGGTAGCCATTCTTGCTTGAGTAAAATCATTACCATAAAAGGTAAAGGTAAAGCCTAAGTCAAAGGCTGCTGATACTGAATCATCATTTGAGCCTAATCCTGTAGAGCCTGATGAATTGGTTTGTAAATCGTATAGGGGTTGGTTGGCTTCGTAAACGTAATCAGCTTCTACTTGTGTTGAAGCAAAAAGAAGAAGACTAAGAAGAAACCCTTTCATACTCTTTTTTACAAGTGCTTCTGGATTTATATACTCCTTCTTCATTTCTTTCGGACTTACAAGTATTCCAGAAGATACTCCAAGCATTAGATTCTGCTCTTGCTTTATCTTTTCTATCTGCTTTCTCTTTTGCTTTCTTTGCTTTTGACTCTCTTTTAAGTCTTTCTTTATGTTCTTTTACATCAGGTCTATCGCTTATATTGGCAACCCAAGCAGTTTTAGCTGAATCACCAATTGCCCCATCATAAGGACAAGGCGTTCCAGCCATCATCATGGCTTTAAAAACCCTTACATCTTGGCAAAGCAAAGCTACACTGGCTACTTTCATCCCCATGTCGTAAAGATATTTGGATAATTTTAGGCGCTCACAGTTCTCATCCCTTACTGTCCTACCCCCTGATATACCGAACACTTGTCCCTGAAACGCTCCACTTCTGCCAACAGTACACAAGTCCTGTGAATAGGACATGATGCTCGGTGCTATTGCTGAAGCTGGCGGTGCTTCCTGTTTAATGTGCTGGTTTATCGTCTGCTCAGATTTCGACTCGTTAATGTTTCGATTGGTGTTATCAGAAGTGTTCTGATTCACATTGGTATTTGTGTTATCTGTCTTTACATTCGATTCCGACTCGGACTTGTTAATATTCGTATTGTTGTTCGTATTAGTGTTTGTATTCTCACTAGTTGAAGTATTGACATTGGTGTTTGTATTTTCATTAGAGCTGGTGCTTACATTGGTATTTGTGTTTGTACTGACATTCGTATTCTCACTTGTAGAAGTATTGTTCACGCTTGAAGTCACGTTTGAAGTCACAGCCGATGTACTGGTGTTTACATTTGTATTGCTGTTCGTATTGGTATTTGTGTTCGCGTTGGTATTGGTACTGGTATTTACGTTTGTATTGGCATTCGTATTCGTTGCTGTCGAAGTATTGTTGTTTGTATTGGTGTTTGCATTCGTATTCGTTGCGGTGCTGGTGTTTACATTCGTGTTCGCATTGGTATTGGTGTTGGTATTCGTTGCGGTACTAGTGTTGTTATTGGTGTTTGTATTGGTATTTGTTCCAGTAGATGTCGTGGTAGTTGTATTGGTATTCGCATTCGTATTAGTGTTCGTATTAGTGTTCGTATTTGCATTAGTGTTCGTATTGGTGTTCGTGTTGGTATTGGTAGTAGTCGTGGTATTTGTAGTGGATAAAGAATTTTGCTCACAGAACTCGTCTCCTGCGGTGCAGTCACCTGTTTGCTCTGCCCGAATCGTAGTAAAGGTACTTGACAAGGTAAAGAATAAAATTATTCCAGCAACAGCCGATAAGTGTTTCATCATACCTCACTTGGGTCAAAAACCCCTTTCTCGATCAGCTTCTCCCGATTAACTTGATGTTCTTTCTTTATATCGTCCTTGCTCTGTCCCTCGTATTTAACAGCGAGACTCTCTTCAACCATGAGTAAATTAATGTTCCGACCCCCAACAACCATTTCGCCCAACACCCTGCCAAACTTTCCTTTCTTGTCCCTGTAGGTACGAATGATAACGCCGCCTTGGTCAAGCCATTCTTTTAAATAGTCTTTGCTTAAAAAGCCTCTGACTTTTTCATCTTTGTTTCGTGTGCGTGATTCGGGAGTATCGATTCCGTAAAGACGGACTCTTGTTGAATAGAGTATAGAAAATCCCAGATCGATGATGACATCTACTGTGTCTCCATCAACCACTCTTTTAACTTCGCATTTGTATTCATACATTCTTACAACAAGCCATAGGCTCTAAATGTATCGAATAAGACGTATGCAAAGCATATCCAAAAACCTTTTTTATAAAAAACATAACCGTTATATTCCTTTTCAGATATTTTTCCGTCTTTATATAATTGCTCCATTCATTTTCCTAGTTTCCTCGATCTTTGGCTTTTCCAATATTTAATGCAGCAATATCTATTAGTTTATACAGTTTGCCTATCCATTTATCATCCTTTGGCGTAGGCGTAATTGCAGCAATAATGCTTGCCGCAGTAACAATCATCATCACAAGAGCTACAATATTAATTAAAGTACCCATAATTTCCCTCGGTTGTTAAAAATTTAGCTGAATATAATTCCAGCCATCCCTATTACCAGAGTAATCAATGTGGCAACAATAAAATGTTCCAATCTTTTTACCCTGTTAATGATCTCAAGCCAACGCTCTGCACAGACCGCTTCGTGAGACTTGATCTTTGCATTAACTTGTACCACCGACAACTTGCTCATGTTGCCAGTTCTGGTTCTACTTCCCAACAATTCAAGTTCGATGCCACTGTTCTCCGTTCACCTTTCCCGAAGAAAGGATAAACCATGTGCTGTAGCCAAGAAGGAAAGACCAACAGCCTTCCTACTTGCGGTTGTACTTCTGCACTCTGTGGAGGTCGCAGTCGCTCCACATCCATAATCTGGTTGCGCCCATAACTGAACGCCAAATAGCCATCACAGGCTCCAGAAGAATTGTATTTGCTGTATTGCGGTGATCCTGCTGTCGGTTGATCCAATATCTGCTGTGGCACTTTTGTCCATCCAGTAGTCGATATACCCATTAGGGTTTTCGTGCCGTGATCGTGTATCGGGTTGTAATCGCCCTCGAAACTATGTACCGACCAGACTTCATCAACTGCTATTTGCCTTGGTTTTTCCAAGGCGTGTCCAGTATTCTCCATCACAGCATTCACATAGGAAGCCCCAAGCCCTGTTACAAATTTACAGTATTCCTGTAACAATTCATGTTCTGGGTCCATGTTCAGTTGTTCGCCACAATGGATTTGCCCTACCAATGTACCTGCCAAGGATTCCCTGTCCTCTTTTTCCAGCAGTTCATCCAAATAGGTATTAAGGTCTTTGACCATCTTATCGGGCATCTGCGTTTCCATCATAAAAACAGAAGGCATTGTATGAACCTCTACTTTTATGCCGTCAGACTCTTTCTCCTTTTTCCCAGCCATGACTAGCTAGGGATTACATAGTCAGGATCGGGTACAGGATTGTCAGGCGGATTGGTAATTACGCTGTCGTATTGACTGGCAAATACGTCATCCCACTGGCTTGTCGGACAAAGAGCGGTCAATTGTGCCAACGTCCATGATGCTTCCGCCTTGGGCGTGAAATTGGTTTGCGTTGAACCATCTGGCAAAGTTTGACTTGCTGGGATTGATGTATTGAAAGTAGAGGTATAATAAGTGGCATCAGCCCCTTCCTCGTACTGCATCGCCAAATCCCATTTCTGAACTTTACTGCTCTTATTGTAGGGGATTGCTCCTGTTAAAGTTTTAGTCACTGCCATTTTATTTACCTCTTAGTTACTGCACTTGTCATGTGCTTTCTTTTTTAAATCTTCGACTTCTGCCGAGAGTTCTTGTACTGCTTTAGTAAGCATAGGAACTAGCTTAGAATACGTAATTCCATACATTTTCCCATCGTCGCTCAAATGTGTTATTAAATTGGTTTTGTCAGAGTAAGCATAACCATATTCTTCTTCTATAGCCTCTACATCCTGTGCTAAAAAACCACCCTCAAGCTGTTCTTCCTTGTGTGTTCCGTCTGGTACAACACTTTGATCCTTGTTATATTTGCTACGTTTGTCCCAACGATAAGTAACAGGTTCCAACTTATTAATAAATTCAAGCCCTAAATCCATTGGACTGACATCCGTTTTATCACGTTTATCTGATGCTATAGTCCAATCTACCTGAATGTGGGCCTCGGTAATATTTTCATCGCCTAAGACTATCTCATTGCTGCCTGTAGTTATATTACCACCGGGAGAGCCAGAATAACCCGCCTCTCTTCCTAGAAATAGATTATTGCTTCCTGTAGTATTTGAGTATCCCGCACTAACACCAAAAGCAGTAACCTGTGCGCCTGTGGTATTTGCCTGCAAAGCACCATATCCCACTGCGGTATTGTTTGCTGCTGTTGTATTTGCTTTTAAAGCCTCATAACCAACAGCAACATTGCTTGCGCCTACTGTACATGCGCCTAAAGCATGTACGCCAACAGCAACATTAAAACTGGCAGTGGTATTTGCATCCAGAGCATAATTTCCCATAGCGACATTTTCTGCACCTGTTGTATTATTTGCCATACAAGATACGCCAACAGCAACATTATGAGAAGCTGTTGTATTTGATTCCAAAGAACTTTTACCCAGTGATGTATTGTTTGATCCTGTAGTATTGGCATACAAAGCTGCCACTCCAATAGCAACACTATAGGTTCCTGTTGTAGCTGTCGCTAAAGCAGATTCACCCATAGCTACATTTTTTTCACCTGTAGTAAGAGCAGTTCCAGCAGCATATCCAACAGCAGTATTGCCATCAGCAGTGGTTTGGGCATCTAAAGCATAAGTACCAACTGCGGTATTGTTTTGACCTGTAGTATGTACATCTAAAGCATAAGCACCCACAGCAGTATTATTTGCGCCCGTTGTATTTGCGCTTAATGCTTCTTTACCGACAGCAGTATTTAATGATGCCGTAGTATTTGCTTTTAGAGCACTTTCTCCAACCGCAGTGTTATTAGCACCTGTAGTATTGACTTCCATAGCACTAATACCCAGTGCTGTATTTCTTGATCCTGTAGTATTCGCTCCAAGCGAATCATTACCAACGGCTGTGTTATAACTTGCTGTTGTATTTGCATCTAAAGCACCTACTCCAACGGCAGTATTTGCTGCGCCTGTCGTATTTACAAGTAAGGCATTAACACCCACAGCAGTATTGTTACTGGCAGTTGTGTTCGCTCCCAATGCATCGTAGCCTACTGCGGTATTGCTTCCACCGCTAGTATTCGCATCCATAGCACGATAGCCGATAGCTGTATTTGGAGTTCCGTCTGTGTTTGCTGTTAAAGCATCTTTACCAAAAGCGGTGTTATTTGCTCCTGTGGTATTTGCACCTAATGCATCATAACCCATTGCGGTGTTGCTTCCTCCCGTAGTGTTAGCATCTAATGCACCAGCCCCCACAGCGGTATTTAAAGATGCCGTTGTATTTGCCCCTAGAGCATTTTTCCCAACAGCAGTATTTTCTCCTCCCGTAGTAGTTGCATCTAAAGCATAGGTTCCCACGGCTGTATTGCTTGCTCCAGTTGTAATGTCATTCCCTGCATCTTTACCTACTGCAACATTAAAGGATGCTGTAGTCTGTGCTCCTAAAGAACCAGAACCCACAGCAGTATTACTACCTCCTGTCGTATTTGCATCCATTGAAGCGCCACCAACTGCTGTATTGTTGTCTCCACCCGTATTGACAGCTAATGAACCAGAGCCTATAGCAGTGTTGCTTCCGCCTTCTAAAGCTGCGCTTAATGAACCATAACCAACGGCTGTATTATTAGACATGGTTGTATTAGCATCTAGTGCGTTTCTACCAACAGCAGTGTTTTCTGCGCCTGTGGTGTTCGCACCTAAAGCATCTGCTCCAACAGCAGTATTACTACTCGCCGTTGTATTTGCGTCTAAAGCAAAAGCACCAATTGCCGTATTACTAGCACCTGTGGTATCGGCTGCCATAGCGCTTTTTCCAACAGCCACGTTGTATGTTCCAGTCGTATTTGCTGCCATAGCAGATGTACCAACAGCTACATTATCTCCTATTGTGGAGGCTGTTAAGGCTTCAAACCCTATAGCAACATTATTGTTTACAGTGGTAGCAGCGTCCAGAGCGTCCATACCAATGGCAACATTCTGTGCTCCTGTTGTGTTTGCAATTAGAGCATCTTTACCAACAGCTACATTAGAAGCACCTGTGGTGTTTGCTGTCATAGCATCTAATCCGATTGCTACATTGTTTGATGCTGTAGTATTCGCATCAAGAGCAGTGGTTCCCACTGCAACATTTCCTGCTCCTGTTGTATTAACCAACAAGGCAGCACTACCGACTGCAACATTGTTACCGCCTGTGGTTGATGCTCCGCCAGCATTATCACCAACAAAAGTATTGTCAGATGCAGTTGTCATAGCATCACCAGCAGCTTCACCAATAGCTACGTTGTCTGTTCCTGTGGTTAAAGCCGTTCCCAATGAACCAGAGCCTAAACCTATATTCCCTGTGCCGCCTGTCATATCGAGAACATCGGTAACTGCTGCGCCTGCTCCTGCGCCATCGGCAACCACCATCTTAATTCCGCCATTCGGAATTACGACATTGGCTCCTGTGCCTTGGCTGATGGAAACTGCGTAACCAGAAGAGTTCTGGATAACCCAAGTTTTATTGACTGTATTCGGTGCGAGGGTAACTGTGTTCAGTGCAGTGATTGAACCCGCTAAAGTTAAGGCATATGCTCTAGCTGCATCGGCTGCACCATCTTGCATGGTAATCGTATGCGAAGTTCCAGTTATGGTTTCAGAACCACTACCCCATGCTTCCCCGATCAGCTCCAAATTTGTGTTGGTACTCGTACCCCATGTTCCGGATTCATCGCCGGTAGCGATTTCCTTGAGTCTTAGATCATTTACATAAGTTGCCATATTATTTCCTCATAATAAATTAAGCTGCCACATCTTTCCAGTCTGGAGACTGAGATGGGCTAATTACTGAATAAGAAGGATTTTGATTTGGAACAATTTCATCCCAAACCAGCAAAAATCCTGTTCCACCAGTTCCATAAACACCTGTTAATGCAATATCAACATGAATAGTAACAGTTAGCGAACCAAGCCCAGAGGTCAACGCATCACTGGTAATACCAATTATGTTGTTACCAATAATACCAACACTGGCTAAAGCACTGGTTCCAGCAAGTCCTGTTGGATACACATTGGCATCCCCAGTAACTGTTTCATCACCTTGGGAAATCGTGGAAGCTGTTCCACTAACTCCTGTGATTGCAAAGCCCGCTGCGAGTACAGTTCCTACCGCACCTGTGCCTGCGAGTCCTGTTTCAGCTACTATTGCGCCACCTGAAGGGGTAACACTGGCTAATGCGCTGGTTCCTGCTACTCCTGTTTCTGCTACATTGGCTGCTCCCGTTGCAACAACTGTACCAACTGCCCCTGTTCCTGCGAGTCCTGTTTCAGTGACATTAGCGTCACCAGTAACAGTTTCTGTGCCTAATGCGGTTGTCCCTGCAACCCCTGTCTCTGTAACAGTTGCAGCACCTGTTGCGACAACTGTGCCTACCGAGCCTGTGCCCGCTAAACCTGTTTCGGTTACATTGGCATCACAAGAGACTGTTTCCGTGCCTAAAGCAGAAGTGCCTGCAAGCCCTGTAAGGTTTACAGTTACATCAACTTCAAAGGGTTCGCCCCAAGGACCATCCCCCCATTCAGCACGTCCCCAGCCGACAGCCATGCTGGTTTACGCTATTCTAATAACAGCGTTACTTGCGTCTGCGGTTGGGAAAGTTATGGTAAAACTACCTGCTGTACTTGTTTTATCTCCACCGAAATCAAAGACCGCAACCGAAGGATCGCCTGTAGCTGTGTCATTGAATATCATGCAACCTCTTGCAGTAATAGTGCAGGTACCAAAAGTCAAATCAGCAAAATCCGTTAACGCAGTCGTTCCCGAAGTAGTTGGAGTTACATTAGTTAATGCACCGCCTTTTGCTGTGTAGTTTGTGCCTGTTGCTTCCTGATTAGTGGAATAAGCAGTTGTTGATGCGCTCATGGTTGCTGAACTCGTATAAAGAGCCAGATTAAAAGTGTTCCCGCCAGTCGTTTTAAAATTATGTACCGCTTGCAAAATTTCACTCTTGAAAGACGTACACATCGCTTGTGTTATAGCCATTATAGCCTCCTGATTATATTTGCTAAGTCTTTGTGACCTTGCGCTTCCAATTGATTGCATATCGTACAAATATGGTTTTTGATTGCCTCTCTCATATAGTATGCAATGATAAAGTGACACTGTTTTTTAAAAGCGTGTGCCTGCGCTTTTAACTGATCAGGAGCAGTATCTGCAACCGAAACCAATCTATTGGTTGCCATCTCAGCAACCTCTTCTACTGTATGCCCTCTTTTATGGGTGGTTTTTACCCCCAGATTGCCTACAGATAATTCAAAAGCATCTGTTTCCATTAAAATTTATTCGGTTCTGGCGGTCTCAAAGAAACTGTATCCACAACCTCTACATTGTCTGTTCTTCCCGAAATTCCAACTGGCTCTGAATGTTCCATCTGCACTTCGGAGTGTTTTGTTATTTTCAATTGTCCTTCATCAAAATATACCACAGGCGGATCGTCAAGCCTATGATAACCATATAATTTGTACTTTTCTGGTATGTTTGTATCAAGCAACGATGACTTGGAAGCAATCTTTATATCGATTCCTTTGTCAATACACTTCGACAACCAGAACTCACAGCAGGAACGACCCATCTCTGCAAAGTGTCGATTCCGCTTGTAGGTAAAATCGGCTCCATAAATACTCAACCTGCCTACCTTATTCCATAAAGCAAAAGCAATTGCGTAGGATATGGTGTTGTTAAAATAACCGCAACCCACATCATCGATCAGGCTCTCAATAGGATAAAGCTCAATCCTTGGAACCCTTTTGTCCTTTACACAGGAATAAATAGGGCATTTCAATTTCGGCAAAATCTCACGCATGATCTTTGTCTGTGGTCCTGCATCTTCGGTATCAAAGAATCTGGATGCTGGGTCCATCATAAACACCCGATCTGCTTTGACAACCGCACACATCGAGTTGATTGCCCACACTTCGTCAAACTTGACGCTGTGGGAAATACTCATGTGGTAATCCAATTGGCTCTCGCCCAAGGCTACGATGGCAACACTTTTCCCTTCTAACTTTTTAATAGAAACAGAACGACTACTTCCATTTGTTGCCATACTAACTTACTGGTATTGTAAACTGACCTGATCTGTAGGTGTCTTTTCTATCTCTAGCGTCACCAAGCACCCTGAGCCTTCCCAAAGCACTTTCGTATCTTGCATTGTAAACCGACATCATATCCGCTTCGCCCTTCATGTAAACATACCCTTCGATCAAACACGCATACAATAAAGCTGCTGGCGCATTTGTCGAAAGCCATGTCGATTCAGAATCAGAGCCTGCGGTAATCGATGCAGGACGATAAAAATAGTGCAGTTCCACTGTGTATCCAGAATCTGGCGTTGGCGCAACAATAAAGTAATCGTTGCTAAAAATAGCATAATACTCAGGCGCACCTTCTGTAGATGCATTAGGATATACCTCTCGAATCCAGTTTACATCCTTGTTTATCAAAAATGTCTGATTGCTACTGCTTGTATAGGAAAGGGAATAGGGTGCTAAAAAATCTGTTGGGATTCCCAAATATTGATTTCCAGAAGTAACCGCACCGCTCTGGTTCTTCCTGAACACAGGCAGTTGAACAGTCTCAAGAATACGATCCTCAGCCTGTTTGATAATATCTGGAAGATAAGTCGTAAACGAGGTTTCGGTATTCTGGAGATAGTTCTGAATCAGATTTTTTAACTCAGCATAGGTCATTGTTTTTTATAGCTTTCCGCCACCATACTTACGCTTTACCTGATCATTGTAATTTTCAACAGTGGAGCCTGCTGCCCAGCCACGATCACCACCTCTAGGTAGGGGCCAGTCAGGTCCTTCAAATCTAATTCTTCGTTTTGGTTTAGGTGCGTTTCTTCTCATCGCTGCTGCGGCAGCCGCTTTTGGGTTTACTGTTCTACCTGACTGATAGCCTTTTTTCTTTTTAGCCATAATCTTGTCCTCTAAGTTGTTGTTATTTTAAGCATTCCCACATGACCATGCATGGTCAAACCGACAGTCCTTGAGCCAAGTGATGTTACACCACCACCTATAGGATCAAACGCATACAGCCTTCTACTGGCTGCCTGTCCCTTATCTGGTCTTGGATTCTCCAGAGCAATCGGATCATCTACTGGAACTCTGCCCAACTGATATTGGGGCTGATCCTGATCCAAACACTCTGGACAAACCAAGAATCCACTTGGAGTCATGTCAACAATCTCTGGTTTCAAATCGTGGAGACCATAACGAAACCCGCATCGATCACAAAAACCAAAGGCATATTGCCCTGCCGCAAACTGGGTCATTAAGTATATCCAGTCCAAGGAACAAAACGGAAAGCCGCTTTCACCCTGTCTTCTTCGGAAGCCAACCTCCATTGTTCTTCATATTCCTGTTTTAGAAAAGGCAATCTTTCAGTAGATTCTGGCTTCTTCATGGCAATGTAGTAAGCAAGCCCAGAGACCAAAGCTGGAATAAACCTTTTTGGAACATCCATGTTGTTGCTTCCGGGCTTACCACTATCATAAATCTGGCGAATCCTGAAAAAAGCAACAGTATAAGTCTGCGTATCGTCAGGGACGGGCCATAAAGTAAACTGGGGAGTTGTCGTCAATCGCTGAATCCATATCTGGGTAGGCTGACCTGTCGATAATTTATTTGGTATATCGGCATACATGGTTGTTGAAATTCTTGTCAACTGATAATCGGTCTGGCTTGAAGAGTCGCCAACATCAAGCCTCATGTGCGCTTC